TGCACAAGCTCTCTAAGCTTTCGCTGCTTGGAAGCAACTTGCTCAGGCTTGTCAGTGTAGTTAATTTTGTATGCGCCCCTTTTAACGGCATACTGTTCTTTGTTGTATGCCGCTCCAGTTGCAAGATACAGAAGCGAGTCAAGAATATCATCTTGAGAAGATGAATACATTTGACGCGGGCCTGAGCGCAAAGCGTTCGCCAGTCCCTCTGTTTGCGGAAAATTACCGAAAAAAGCTTCAGCCACCCCAGGTCTAACCGCACGGGGGTCTTGACGAAGGGCTCGGTTCATTTCCTCAAGATTGTTAATTATCGAACCCGTATTGTAAGCCGTCGTCTTTTCCTCAATACGAGGAACCGGAGGCTTGCCACCAGACGAGCCTTTAAGCTGCTGATACATAGCCAGCAACTCATCATCGGACATTTTGCTGAAGTCTGTCACTTCAAGATGCCCCTTCTGCGAAGTTCGGTTTCAAGAGCGTTCATAGTGGCATTGCCGCCACCACCGCCGCCCGCGCCCCCACCTGATCCACCGCCAGAGCCGCCGCCGCCACGCGGGGCAATGTAAGCCCGCTTCCGCTCACGCGCCGTGTAGATGTTCCAAATGTCTTGCTCACCCTTGGTCAAGGGCTGACCTTGAGCAACCTTTTGGGCCACAAGGCCAATGACGCCCTCGGGGGACTGAATCGGCACAGGCGGCTTGTTGAATTGGGACAGAAGCTTGCTATCCCCCAAATCAAGTTCGGCCATCAATGCGGCCTTTTGATCGTCGGGGAGGTCCAAGCCCATGATAGCGCCCATCTTGCGCTCACGATCCGCGATTGCGGCCTGCTGGTCCTGAATGTCGTCATACATGGACGGGGCCAGCTTCTCCAAATACGGATTGCCGCTCATCGCGGCGTCCATGAGCATCTGCTGCTGTTCTTCAGGCGAGCGAGCGCGGTTCTGGAGTTCAGCCGGGATTTGCCGAAGTTCCGAAACGTCCATAGGGCCGGGGCCATTATAGCCGCTGTAAGGGCCTTCAGGTTGAGCCGGTTGCGGCATAGGCATAGGCTGCGCCGGGGCCATAGGCGCACTTTGAGGCGGGGCGACCATAGGTTGAGGCGGCGGGGCCGGTTGCGGGGCCTGTTGCGGCATGAACGATTGCCCGGCTGCCTTCAGTCGGTCAATGAAGCCCGGCTGTTCAGGCTGGAAGCTCGGCGGGGTAATGAAACGATCCTGGGGCGTCTCTTGCTTGAGCCCGCGCACGAAATCCATAGCCTCAGTGCGAGCCTTGGCGCGACCGGCGGCAAGCTCTTCCTCGGCCTTCTTCTGTTGCCTACCGCCCAAGTATCCCTGAAGCGCCTTTACAAGCACTTCCGTAACCGGAATGGGAGCCTGAATCCCGTTGTAGGACTGAATCTGAATAGGCGCGGTGGCCTGCTCTTGCAGCGCGGCGGCAAGGCGCTTCCGACGCTCTGCGGCTTCTTGGGTGGCCTTGAAGTCTGTGAGGCTAATATTTGGCATCAGAGAGCCCCGTAATCGACCATGTAGAAGCCGTCGTCGCGCATAGTGACGGCTTCAGGCTTAACCTGCAACACTTCTTGGGCCATCACGCCCCGCTCACGGTGGCCGTCAATGTCATACTCATAGACGCCAACGCCAAGCGGATGAGTGCCCACGCGCTCAATGTTGGACTTCAGGCGCATGTCGCTCATTGCTGCTGTTGCAGCGGTGCCCACGACGTTACCAACCGCCTGCACATTGGCATTTCGAGCCGCCACGCGCTGCCCGTAAACATTCATGGCGTAATTGCCGGTGTCTCTGGTGGCGTCGTAGACCGGAGCCGCCGCGACGTTCGCGCCCGTGTAGCCCTGGAATTGCGGGTTCTGGATTTGCGAAGCGCCCATGAGCGCGGTGACTTCATTGAGCGGCTGATTGCGAAGTTGCAGGGCGCGAGCAAGGGCCTGATCGGAGGCCGTGTTGCCAAACTGAGCCGCCTGCATGTTCTGGTTGTAGTTCTGCGCCGCCGCCGAGTTATACAGCCCGGCAATATTTGCCGCCTGGCCGTAGTTCTGCTGCATTGCATCATTTTGCATGGCCTGCGCCTGCATGGCGTTGCCAATGTTGGCATTGAGCGCGTCGTTGCGGGATTGCAGGCCCATAAGCCCGGCTTGCAGGTTTTGGGCAATCGCGGCGTTCCCGAGTTGCTGGGATGACAGACCTTGACCGAAGTTCTGCCCGATAGCCGCGTTTTGCAGTTGCTGCGCGGACATGCCCTGACCGAAGTTCTGGCCGATTGCCTGATTGTAGAGCCCGAGCGTCTGCGCCGCCTGCCCAAAGCCCTGCTGGTTTGCAGACATATCGACGTTGATGCCTTGCAGCGCGGCTTGGGTCAGTAGGTCATTCTCTTGCTGGCCCTGCTGTTCCATAGCCCGCGCATAGGCTTCCGTGCCGGGGCGAAGGCCCTGGTTGAGAAGCTGGGTTCGCAGGCCCTCGCGCTGGCGCTCCAGTTGCGGCGCAAGGCGCGACAGGATGGCCTGTTGCCCGGTCATGCCAGCGTTGACCGGCATACGCGCCACGTTCGACAGGTCGAGTTGACCGCGAGCAAGGCCGTAGTCGCTCGCGCCAATACCGCCCGCGAGGCCATAGGCATTGGCATTGATCGTGCCCGCTTGCCCGTAGCGGGTTTCGTCAAGGCCCTGGTTCTGCCCGAATTGGCTCAGGTCCACGCCCTGCGCGGTGCCATACTCGCCCATAGTCGGGCCGTAGTTCAGGGCCGGGCCTTTATCAAACGAGGTCTGAATGTCGGGGCCGGTATATTTGAACGGCGTGCCGAGAATCTCTTTGGCCGTGCCGATGCCCTGACTGCCGAGTTCGGCAAGTTCCCGGTCCACGCGCTGCTGGGCGTTCAGAGCCGCTTGGGCGTCGTCGGTCAGCGTTTGCGTGATCGTCGGCTTCGGCATGTTGGGATCAGACATGTCCCAAGTGACCGTCTGGTTCCCATACGGGCTGACGATGTTGGGGTTGCTGATGCCAGCCGTTTGCAGGCCCGCCTGGAGGTTGGCTTGTCCTTGTGCTTTAGCTGCCGCCGCGTAATCAGGCGCAGGGGGTGCTTTAGGACTCTTGCACAGACTACCCATCACTCATTCCCTGTGAATAGATACAGCATACTTGCCGGATTGAAGCTTGCGCCCTTCAGGAGAGAGGATAAATCTTGTTCAAGGTGATGACCAGCCAGAACCTGATTGACGCCGGATTCGTTTAGATTTTTGCCCGCAAAATACAGAAGCTTCTTCATGTTGTTTTTGTTTCTGTGTTCAGGGGCAATGTAGAAGAAACTGTCGTATGCCACATAAGACGAGAAAATCGGGTTGTAGGTGACGGTAAAGCCCGCTTGCCCGCAAAGCTTGCCGTGTTCATCCCGCATTGAGAAATAGACGAACTGGCCGTTGCGCTCTTGCTCTTTCAGGCCGTTTTCATCCGGGTGAAAGTCGGAGTCTTGGTAATACTCATTCCAATGGTCATCACCAAGGACGCGCCATTCGTCCATGCAGTCGGCAACTTTTTCACGGGCAAAGATCATATGCCAGCCCATCCGGTCTGATACACCACATCTGTTGAGGCCCATTCGATCTGGACGCCTTGGCTGGACGACTTGAATTGCAGGCCACCGCAATAGCCAATGCCGGTAATGCCCTGCCATTGGTTCGTCATCACAAGCCCGGCCCCCCAGGAGCCAACGTCCCAAAGTGATACATCCCAAGTCGCCGCACCCGTCACAGAGAACGACAACGGCGCAGCGTTGGTCGTAGTGTCAAAGTCGGTGTTCATGCCGACAAAGATCGCCGGGGAGCCGTTCGTAAACAGGCTATATCGCGCCCGCGTGAAATACTTCTTCACGCCCCGCGAGCCGAAATAGTTGAACGCCTGCACCGCCGCCGTGGGGATATCCGCGCCATCGTCGGCATAGGTATCGTCCCACGCCATCCCGACGTAGCCATTGCCGCCGAAATACGGGTCGTCCTCATATATTTCCCAGCAGTTCGCGGCCCAGCCCTGAAACTGAGCCCACGATTTCGTGATGGTGTTCATCACATACTGTTCTTGGTGGCCGGGCGAGACGGGCACGTTGATCCACACGGCGTTATGCTTGGCGGTATAGACAATCTGCCAGCCCACCGACGCATGGTTGCCCCCGTAGGCCGTCGTCGCCGCCGTGATCGCGCCCTGAATCTTGTCTGATAGCGCCACCCTGGGATCAAGGCGGCTGCTTTGCAGGCTGGACGCCATCGGGATCAGGCCGTCATAGGTGAGGATCAGCAGGTCGCCGCCCCACTTGAGCATACAGCGGTCGCCAATGGGCGAGCCAAGCTTCCACACGCCAATCAGCGCCCATGACGTAAGCGACGAAGGGTCCGTCCCGCTCCACAGGATAACCTCGCCCTCGCTTGTGATAAACGCGAGGTTGTCGTCAACGCCGTAGCCCGCGTCGATAGTCCAGGTGTCGAGGTCCACCAGATGCCCGCCATGCCGCGCAATCGCGGTCATGGGCAAAGCTTGAGCCGCGCCGTAAATGGAGTCAGTCGGCAGATACCAAGCGTTCAGCGTGTCCTTTTCGATGAACCACAGCCGGTTCTTGAACAGCACCACATTGACAAGATCGTTTGTCGTCACGCCGGAAATCTGAGTTCCACCGCCGCCCGTCGAAATGCTTGTCCAAGTCGTGCCATCATACAGGCGAGGCTCATCAATGCCGTTGACGGCCACGAGGAAGCTACCGCCCGAGGTCGTGATGTTCACATGCTCCCATGTGCCCGACGACAGCCCCGTCACTACAGGAGCGCCCACAGCGCCGCTGGACGTTACGTCGTAAATCTTGCCCGTCTCGGTGACGGCGAACAGTTCCGTGGTCGCGCCCGCCGAATAGGTCATGAGCGTCTGCACTTCGCCGTCAAGGCCGGTGGCGTGCTTGGTATAGCCGCCGCGAAGCACGACGCTGGAAACGGTCGGGAACAGGTTGACCAGAGACACAGCGTCAACGGGTTCCATGTTCGCCAACGAGTCACGAGCGTTCCAACCACCCACAGGCGCGGGCAGCGAATCGACGTTAGCCGTCGCCCGTTGAACCAGTGTGCGCGGAGCCAGAGCCATTACCGCCCATACCCACTGTCAGGAATGTTGTCGTAGCCGATGAGAATGTTGCCAGGGCGAGGCGCAAACGACAGGTTTGCCGCCGAAGTGTTCTGCGCGACCGCCGTCTCAAGTTCGGTGTAGAAGTCACGGAACAGGGCCGTCGTGTCGAAGCCCTTGGCCTGAAAATACTTCAGCTTGGTGTTCAGGACCATTACCCGGTCAGGGTAAATGCAGGTGTCCGTGTCCAACGTGAAACTGTTTTTGGCGACCCCCGCCGCACTACGCGCCCAGCCCTTGCTGCGGTATTCAAAGCTAAGGTTCTCAGCCGTCGAGACGCCCGGCCAAATCTGGAAATAGTCGCCCAGGAGACGCCAACGGATGCGCGGTCCCGTGCTGATATAGCCGCTTATCAGCCATTCCCACTGCTGCGCGTCCTCGGGGCCAAGCATCTCCCAACGCTTGCTCCGGTCCCACTG